AATTATAGTTTTGTGTGCCTTGGGCGTTATCTAAAAGACTAGGATCGTCATTTGCACTAATCACTTGTTCTTGAATTTCTAAACCAATTCTATATGATGGCGAATTTGTATACTTATCAAGAATAATTTTTTGATCTTGCACAACCACCATATGTTTTTGTACATAGTAAATACCACTTTCGATAAACGCAATGGAACCCGTACCAATAGGTGTTTCTTCTACTGGTCTTACAATACAACTATAATCTGATTGATTTGTAGATGATATCGTTGTTAAAATTTCATTAGGTAAAAATGAAATACTATCTCCGTCCGCAAAACTGACTGATGACGGGTCTGATGGATTTGCACCAGTTGTATACTTTACATAAATTGTGTCGGGGTCATCTGTTGTTTCAGTGCCAGTTGCACCAACTGCGTGTACAATAATACCTTGTACACCAGAAATAGAACCAGTAACAGTTCTACCTATAAAATCTGTAGGACTGATATAGGAATTTGCACCATTTAAATCAATCTTTACATATGTTGCACTAATATCTACTGCAGATTGTCCAGGCACCACCATTGCACCTTCTTTGAAGAAATGGTCTGCCATGTTTGCAATTTGTTGTTGCAAAGTAGTTTGGATTTGAGTAAGTTCACGCGCCTGTACAGAATGGCCTGGCTTGAATAAAATTCTCAAATAGCCTGTATTTACATCATAATCATCGTAATACGGTGTTACATTAAAATTTGTAGCCATGTTTTCTCTCTTGTTCTAGATACTACTTAAATTAGAATTCAAAGACAACTTTAATATCTTCGATTTGGTCGACAGCACGCGAAACTGGTTGTCTGTTTTCTATGTATAATACTTTTCCAGTACCAGTATCGATATCAAAAATTGTCTGTCCTGCAGTACCATAATTAGGATGTTTTGGGCCTCTATAAGAAGTACCGTATGCAAGTTTATCTGTATATTCATCAACTGGATCACTTAAAATAACAATTTGTCTGAATACTGATCTATCTCCAGTTACAGGGAATACAGATTCTGTAACATTTGTTACACCATCTTCTGATCTTGTATCTTGTTCATCATATTCTAGTTTGAGTGCAACCATCGCATAATAACCACCCAATTCTTCAACTGCGTTAAATCCATGTCCAGTTGTAGGCGAAATGATTGGTTTTGCTTTACATGCAGACACACTAGATGATGATACATTTCCTGCCGAGACAGTTGCGGTTGCGTTAGTGTATCCTGTACCTTTATTGGTAATCATTACTTTTTTAATTTGGTCGCCCTGAGTAATTCCATATGCAGTAAATCCTGTACCATCACCATTAATTTCAACATCTGGTGCAATAACAATACTACCAGAACCACCCTCTCCCTCTAGAAATGCATTTTCAATTGTGATTGTTGCAACATTGGTAGAAGTATTAAAATTCCAATTACTAATTTTTCTTTGTACTGGAGTAGTCGCACCAGTTTTTGTAAATACTACTGCATAACCAGTATAATCATTTGTTGCGAGTGCAGTTGCAGTTCCAGATAAGGTTACTGCAAAACTTAAAGTGCCCTCTGCAACTGTTGAATTGGATTGATTAATATTTTGATAATATCCAGAACCACCAGCATGGCCACTATTTACATTATCATCAGTAATTTTAACCCAATCAATTCCACCAGAATTTGCGATTGCATTTTGTTTAATTTGCCACTGTACATAATCAGCAGTCGCGGCATTTGGTTCTGCAGTCAAAAACTTAACAGGTACATAATCCTTTGTCAAGAATTTTAATGATGCATCTAAATCTACAGAATACATATATTTCCATGCATAACCATCACCAGTTTCAATAATTGCATTTGTTGGTGTACCAGTTGGTTTTACTGTAGATTTACCAGGCTGCACACCAACTGCAGCATCTTTCCAACTAGTATTATTGATACATTTATAAACATTGAACTGGTTGTTGCCTTCTGTCAAGATATATCCATTAGGAATAATTTCTTCTACGTTGTCATGTTCATACATTGTGTATTGGGTATCAGTATTCCAATCAATTCTAGGAATTGCAAGAGAGATTGTGTCTGCAGAAACTTTCTTGAGTGCCAATAGATCAGATTTTGTTGTATTATGATATCCGACAGAATCTTCTGGAGTTGGTGGATTACTGTCATCATCCCAAGATGAATACTTACCAATACCCATGTAAAGATTGTTGAAAAGTGACCTGTTGTAGAATGCCCAAGAGACACCCCCATCAGTTACAATACCTGACAAATGAGTTGGTGGCACTGTACCAGAAACCCCACCACCATCTGGTCCTACTGCAACATACAAATTTGAATTGTGCAAAACAACATCACCCTCATTGTAGGAATTACTTTCTTTCCACAATGGTGATTGTTCATTAATAGATTCAATGAACTGCTGTGCATTGAAAATTCTAAGTTTGTTGGTAATAATAGCAGACATTTTTATAATACCCTTTATAGATTAATTTTTTTTTGTTTCTTTTATTTATAAGATTTTTTTGTGTCAAATCTGTTGCAACTCTTTTAATTCCGCAAAACTTGTAGGTTCAGTAGAATATTGTTGAATAATTGTTTCATGAGTGATGTTTGTGCGCGTATTATATTTGGTCATTACATCATCAATACTTTCTAAATATAGATTATTATCAACACTTTGTGGTGTTTGATTAAATTTCATTCTTTCAACTGATGCGAAAGTCATACCAGATAATAAAGGCCCGTCGACTCCTGCAGTATCCTTAGATATAACTAAATGTTTAGGCATCAGATTTACGTGTGCATCTAACACTGCGCGATAAGATTTGTCGTAGCTTGACATTATATTTTGTATTGTTTCTTGTTGCCAGTCATGATCTGTACCATCAGTAACACCTAAATACTGATTATTTCCATATGTTGGAACCATTCCAAAGGTATTATCTCCATTTGGATTTTGCATAATAGTATGTTGTGTACCTTTCATATTAATATTATTAAATTCTCCATCAAATCCATAATAATCAAGATATGGCGACCCTTCTGCCTCTTCGTATGGACTAAATCTATATCTAACTAGATTATCAAATGGGAATATTGCAGAAAAATTAAATTTGAATCTTTCTAGTGATTTATAAGTACTACCACTCTGTGGCAAATCTCTAGATTGAATTTTTACAATAAACTTTTCATCTCTTGGGTTTGCGCCGTCTCTGATTGAACCAATCCAAGAACTATTTACTCTTTCAACATTACCCCTAGTTTTCTTATCCCATCTAAACTCTATATTATTTAGTGGACTTTCATTGGGTAAATTTAGATAACTATTTTCTAAAACAACACCAAACATAACAGTATTATTTACACTATCTTCTACTGCACTAATAATTTTATATCTTGCCCAAGGCCTTGTAGATTTCCATTCATCATCTACAATATTTTTTTCTGACACATTATAGATTGTAAAAGTTCTTTCTAATATTTCACCACCATAGAAAAATGAATAATCTTTACCATAACCATCTAGTTGATTTAATCCAACATATTTAACATCACTCCAAGTGGTTGCATTAGTAAACCCATCACCCAATAAAGCATATCTACCAGAACCAGTATCTACTGATTGTCCAGTTGGTGTATCATCACCTACTCCATATAATTCATTCATTGCAGATTGTCTATTGTTGTATACAATAGTGTAACCATGCGACATGATATCATTAGAGTTTTGCGCCTCTGTACTTTTTACAAAAACTTTCACATGACTCAAATATGAGGCCTCATCTATAATGTCTTGGTCTGTACCTATAACATGTCTGATTACTAAATCGTCTGAATTGTGTGTTATCCAACCAGTGTCGATAATTGCAAACCCATGATTTTCGTAGGGATCTGGATTCCCCGCCCATGGTGCATATGAATATGTTTTATTGTTAAACCAAGTATATGTAGTTTCTCCAAAGGTTTCTAATGTTGTTGGATTAGGTGACGCAAAAGATTTAGTCCATATTGCAAGATCGACAAATTCTCCAAATTGGTTTTTATATTGGAGTTTATTAATTTCGTTATCATGACTATCTACATGATGCCATGCGACTTGATATTTAACCTGAGTATGTTGTGGTAATTGAACTGTTAAATCAACATCTTCACTTGTAAGTGGGCCATGTGCGTGTACTGGGCCCAAGTCACCAAATTGTTCCATAAAGAAAGTATCGGTGTTACTCCAAATACCATTAGATGTTCTTGCATCGTTTCCTTCATCCACTAACTTTTGTTCGGTGTCTCTATCAGTCCAAGTGCCCAATCCGTCCATATTTTTAACTGTAACATCAACATTCTTGATAATCTCATAGAACAAGAATAGGTATGCATCTTTCAGTCTTTTACCTTCGACTTTGGATAGTAGTGTCAATTCACCAAACATCATCATACCAGCTGGGTGGATGACTTTTTTAACAATATCTCTCCACTCATCAATAACTCTACCAACTTGAATTACATAGGAATAATCCTGCCATAGATAACTATCATGTATTCTATTATTATCCGATAAGAAACCTTGGTCTGAAACAAAAGAACCATCACGCACACATAAAGGTCCAGTTATGGGAACAACAACTGCAGTACCATCTCCTAATCCTGTTAAATCTAGTGTTGGTGGAGTGACATATCCAATTCCAAATCCATCATATGCATCATTTGGGTCATTTTGAGTAATTTTAATATCTTTAATTCCACCAATAGTATCTCCTTTTGCA